TCTTTAGTTTTATTAGCACCTACATTAGGATTAAGGCTTTCAAGAATAGCCTCAAAACCATTTAATGTGTTCTTATTTTCCATAATTATTTAATAATTAGATTACTTTTTCTTTTTACCCTTATTCCATTTCTTAGCATTCTGTGCAAAGATAGCCCGTTTACGTGTTAAGGGATTCTTACTGTGAGTAAGTTCTTCTGTAGACTTACCTGTTCTTTTCTTCAAAGCGTTGAATTTACCTCTATTCTTTTTCTTTATATGTATCCCTCCGTACTTATAGCTAGGTATTGGATACTGTGGATATTGTAACATATTAATAATTCTTAGTAGCTCCTAATTCATAGCATCTTCTAATGACTCCCATTGTTCTGGTATCTTAGCTCCTTTACTACGCATATTACTTATATCTTCAGGAGTAAGTTGTCTATTAGGATCTATATAGTAATTACCCTAATCATCTTTCAGATTTGAATTATTACCTCTAAAGTCCCAAGTTTGTGCGTGTTTCTCATTAGCCTAATTGACATAATCTTCATACGAACTATCAGGATTACTAATGCGTACATTAGGAGAGGCATTAAGTATAGCTGGAGTATTGTCTCCTACCATATGACCAACACCTTCATGCCAAGTATTAGCAGGTCTTAGTGAAGTATAACTGTGAGCTTTTGGATTAGCAAAACCCTTAGTACCTTTTTCCTTAAGTATGTTAAGCTATTGATTAATCTAAGCATCTGTAGGATTATAACCCTATCCTACCATATTATCTCTCATAGTTGCAGTAGGGGTTTTCCATGTAGCTTTATCTATATTAGATAATACACTGCCTAATTTATCTCCTCCTATCTAATCTGAATATTTTGGATTCTTAGCTCTCTCAGTATACCAATAGTTTGCAAAGTCTTTTTGATATTCATTCTGATTCTAGAACATCTTGTTGTAATCAGGTCTTCCATCTACTAAAGACTCTTGCATTATATCTCTTCTAGTCTTACGCTGAAACTCATTCACCTCTCCACCATATTCATAGGAGTTTCTAAGTCTACGGCGTTCTCTTACTTTCTTTTTAGCAGATTCAGGTAACTAGTTATAATATTTTCCTTCATCAAGAGGTACAAAGCCAGTTCTTTGAACAAAAGGAGTACCTGCCTTATCTAACTGTCTTGACAACCATCTTATTGGTCCAATATACATACTAGAAGCTCCCTTATCCTTAGTATCAGTAGGGCCATAATCATTCAAATCGTATGCTCTCTGATAGAGTTTGTCATTACTAGCATTGTAGTACAATACAGAATTATAACTACCAGCATGAGGTAATTCTGGAGTATATTCACCTAGAGGTAATGTTCCTACTGGAATTAAATTACTTCTTTTAATAGTTGTGTCAGAATCAGCAATATACTCATACACAGGTACTTCTCCATGAATTTCTTTGTGATAGTTAGCAGCTCTTCTTACAATTCCATAGGGGTCTTCCTCACTGTTAGTATCTACTACTCTATAATTAGGATTCTTTGTCATCTGCTTCTTTTGATTTTCAGGAGATAATAGAAACACTTCTCCTGGATCATATGGAGTTTCGTCTACACTCTTTATTGCATCTGCTATAGGTTCTACAAGTGGCGCTTCAACTGGAGCTAATACTGGGTCATTCTGAGTTTGATGTATAGTATAATATGCGGCAGCTGCTATAGCTGGTGTTCTTCTTTCCTTATTGAACAACATATCAGCAAGTGAGGCAAATACCTAACCAACACCTAAAGCATGTCTGCCACCATTCTGATAGGCTTGTACTTTCCAATCCCAATAGTCTTTACCGGGATTATTCTCCCGGTAAGACTTTAGGTTCTGCATTCTCTATTTAAATGCTTGTTTATCCATAATTCAATCATTTACTACCTTTTCCGCCTTTTCCTTTTTTACCGCCGGATTTCTTTCCACCACATGCCATAATTATTTCTCCTTTTTACTTTTATAACTACCTATTTTTAAATACTTAAACCACGCATAGTGCTTACGCTCTTTACAATAGTTTAGGTTCTTATCATTATTGTGTGCTTCTTCTTCGAAGCTAACATCGTGATATCTATCACTCTGTTTATTCCATTTACAGGACAGCATTATACAAAGATATTCTATAGCATACCATAAGTAGAAACCAATCCACAACATTTCTTGCATCTATTTCAAATGGATTTTCTCATGGTTATACTCTGTCATTGTTACTACAGCATCATTTCTCTGAAATATAATACCAAAGAAGTTCATTAATTTATATCCTTTAAATGGTATAAATTTATTCTTAATTATCTTCATGATTATTTCTTACTTCTAGCTGCCTCAGCATTAGTTTTGTTCTTCAAAGCTGTTTTAGCTTTGAGTTGTTCTCTCTTATATGCTTCTGCATCTTTTTGTTTCTGTAATTCCATTTCTTGCTTCATTTTCTGCTTTTCGAGCTCAATCTTCTTATTCTCAATTTCACGTTTCATTTCCATTTCACGTTTCTTATTATTGAACTCAAATTGTTTAGAAGCAATATCAGAATTTACCTTTTGTTGTTCAATGGCTTGTTTACCTATTTCTATAGGATCAGGTATTCCATTCATATCTTGATCCATATTCTCGGCACCTCTATAAGCATTTAATTGAGCAACAGTTATCTTAGTAGCATTATTAGAATCAATTTCATATTTCTTAAGATCCATTTCAGCTTCCTTAAGCATAAGCTCTTCTTCTTTAATTTCATTCTGAATTTGAGCCATTTGCTGTTCACGTTCTGCTTGAGCTTGTTCCATAGCTTGTTGCTGTTCCATTCTCTTTTGCTCTATTTCTTCAAGACGTTGCTTAATCATACTAACGTTGTCCATAGTAATAATTTCAGCAATATCAAGTAAGCTAGCACCATTCTGCATAGCAGGTTGCATAAGCTGTTTAAGAGCCTCTACCTATTGTTGATTCTTGGTTGTATCATCTACAAATACATCCATATCTTCATAGAAGAATTCATCAGATAGTGTTATAAATGCTCTAGTAGCATCATCTAATATATAATGAAGACAACGCTTATTATCTTTCCATGCTACTTTTGATGTATCTAGAAGCATAGTAAGAGCTTCTTTCTTTACCTAATTGTGTACCCAGAACCAAGGCTCAGTAATATGAGCAGATTGTACCACAGAACGTTCTACATTACCTACTAATTCATTAGACGCAATAGAACCCTCACGTTGTTTACTTACTCCTGAGATTTCAGATACCATGTCTTCAATCTTATTCATTAGATTAATATACTAATCAATAGTATTAGCCATACTTAAATCTAATGCCTAGAACTGATTGAACTACGAGGGCTTACCTCCCTCACGACCAGGTATATCCCAACCTTCTTCATATGGATTAATAAAGACAACACCTAAAGCTCCTAAGTAATGCATCCACTTATTTACATCAATACCCATAGATTTAGGTATCTAAGTAACGTCAATAACTGGTACTTTACCTTTATCTCTAGACATAGCTAACTCGAGACGATACCAGAGTACAATATACATGTATTGTAAAGGTTTCATCATACTTACTAATGATCTAGGAGAACTATTGGTATTATTATATACTACTCCTGTATAAGGTAATTTCTAAGAGTTTAAGTTATCTGCAGATATGTGTTGATATTCAAGTGGTTGTATACCTATATATAAATCTTCTCCCACTCTATATCCTTCCCACACTTCTATAATCCAAGACCATTCTACATTTATTTCTAGTCCTGTAACTTTATAGGATTCGTCTACTTGTAATTCATCAATCTCGCCAGTTTCAGGGTCCTAATATGTGACGAATCCTATCTTTTTAAATGACTTCCAACAGCAATGCCATACATTAATATTATCACTACCTTCAAATGGATTAGAAGTAAACCCATTAATAGTATGTGTTTTAATATGTGGATAGTCTAAAGATGTCTTTCTTACTTCTGGATTAATACCACCTCTACTAGTGTTTTCAATCATCTCAAGCAACTCATTCAATTGCTTTTCAGACATTTTGTCATAGAATCTATCGTATATCTCAGTAGCTGACATAATCATCTTACGACAGCACCAATCTGAATCATGTATAAATTCTAAATCTGCAGTCTGATCATAACTAAAGTATAAAGGATTTACTCTCTCTAAGTAAGGATTGCCGTTAATAATACCTACATAGTATATCTCTTCTCCAGCAATTAAAGCATCTTTCCATCCTTTATAGAACTCATGAGTTATATTGAGTTTGTTCTTTAAATAGTTGAGGCTATGATATGCAGTAGTTTCAGCAATATCCTTATAGTCTTTATTCAAATACTTTTGAATCTATTCGGGAGGCATTATTTCTCCAGACTATATAGCTTGCTGAAATCTCATAGCCTCTTCGGGACCCATATTAGCCATGATCATACCCATTATATAATCGGTAAGCATCTACTTAGCTCTCTCTTGTATGTCACTAGTAGCATTATCACTAGTACGTACAACTCTAAAATTAAAGGGTCTCTTAGTTTCTTCTCCAAGTAATAAGTCAACTTTAGGCTTAATTATGTTATAATCCTGTGCAGTAGCTGGGAAACCATCTTTCTATTTAAAAGGGTTAGTAACATAAAGTAAATCCTTTTCATTATAGATACTATTGTATAAATCATAGTATGTCTACATCTCTTCATATCTAGTACGGCCATTATTACCACTGCCACTACTAAATCCAGATTTACCGATTATGTAATTTACGCATGCTTCTTTCCAGTCCTTTGTCTTCTTTGACATAGGTAGTTTCTATACTGGAAATGAACCAATATTTTTACTTATCATATTCTGTTAATTAAATGTATATACATCTTCATCGACTTGATTATAACTATCGTCATAGCTATAATTATCATAAGTAAATAGAGGACCGTCGAATAATAGTCGTTCTCTATTACTTTTTTTCTTCTCTTTAACAACTACATTGTATAGTTGTTCCCGATAAATCATTACCTGCATCAACGCCATGACACGGTCAAAGTTACCTATATCATTGTAACCTATAAGTTCTTCTAATAGCGGTTCTGACAGTATCTCATGCAGGTTTTTATGCCCTGGGGATTTTTCCTCATTAAGCCAGTCTTTGATCAATCCTTCACCCCATTGTTTTATCTACTTATTCATGTGGCAACCTTTCTTACGCTAAACTTTAGAATTGCCAACAATATCAGATATAATGTCTGGCTAATCAGCCAACAAGTAGTCACAATGCTTAGCAGTAAAATATGGAAACAAGCCTTTGCGCTCATTTTCATACATAATTCTACCATTGTAATAAACCGCTAATTTACGTAAATTTTCATAGTATTCTTCTGCTGTAGAAGGTCTTCCAGTGTATTCAGCTACAATTATATCGTAATAGTTTTCAAAGCCCTAAAAACGCTTATAAACAAATGTAGAACCTAAAGAATTAGTACCTGACTAATCGTGATCATAAGGGTCTACCCCAAGTATGTATAAACCAATAGGAGCATCTTTTACAGGATGTTCCCATATTACTATAGAACCAGTAGGATCATCGTCTTTACCTAATGGATATTTAGTAATGTCACCTTGTTTCTTTACTATCCACTTTAATGATCCGTCAGATTCCCATATTAAATCCCCTATTTGTTTATGGTTGGTTAACTTCTTATTAGTGCGTATTCTTGCTAATTGTTCTTGTAGTTCTTTCTTAGGAAATATGTTACCATTGAATTCCAAACACGCTTCAGCAGGAGTAATAGGACGTTCCGCAATATATCTATCTACGGCTACAGAATTAGTAGAATTCTCAATAACTATCTTTCTTTCAGACAGTATATACTCCCTTGCTTTATAGGTCAGAGTATTACCATCATTATCCATATACAGACGATTACCTTTATCGTCACGTATATCCATGTTGGCATACTAAGGTATAAAGAATCCGCATTTAGTGTTGTCTACTGCTTCATCCCAGATGTTATTAAGTTCGAGGCAATTAAATCCTTTTGGCTTATAAAACATCTCTTTAAGTGTAGCAAAGTTAGAATCCGTATCACCACCTGTACCATATGCAATCATAGTACCAAATGCTATACCGTCTGTCTCTACAGAAGGTCTAGCAATTTGCCATGCCGCACTTAATTCTTTAAAAGAACCGGCCTCTTCAAACATAATAAGATTAGCAATCTTACCACGTACTACGTCTGGATTATCTTTCAAAGTAACTCCAATGATTTCAGACTTATAACCTACTTCAATCTTATTACCGTATTCATCAGTAACCCACATACCTGCTCTACGTCTAAGCTGAGTACTAACAGATCTCTTTTTACTCCATGCAGTATGTTCGTCAATAAAGTCCATGTAACCCCAAGCTTTAGTAAGAGTACCATCATCTGTCAAATACTATTTATTAGATGCATATACATATGACTTAGAATCAGGTATTAAATAGTAATTACGACATAGCATAGCAGCACATTTGTATGAGTAACCCTTACGTCTGGATTTCAATACACACAAATGTTTACCCTCTTCTTTGCATTGTTCTACACATTGGAAGTAGTAATAGTCATAATCCCAGAAATCAGGGAATGTAACAATGTGTTCTGACTTATTCTTACCATCCACTATACGATTAACCTAACGATAAATAGGACAGTAATTTAAATAAAAATAGTTATAGCCACTAATGAAATCTCCATCATCAGCAGTATAACCATTAATACATTTCTGCTACTCTTCCTGCCAGAAACGCATATATTCAGCCGTACCTTTAGGGTACGGACAATATGAGCCAGTTGCTATAAACTATAGTGCTGGCTTTCTAAATTTATTACTATTTAATATCCTTTTGTTAAAATCGACCATGTTTAACTATAATAAAAGGGGCACGTTTCACAACGGACCCCTTCTCTTCAAACCTTAAAACATTTTTATGAAAAAATTTAAAATTAGTGCAAAAAGCACTAGAATAGCTCTCTAGGTTATACCAGACCCTAGGAACTGGCCGACTTACGATTCGGACCTTCATTAGCTGTGTTTACTGTTAATTACTCAGTAAGTGACTTAGGTAGTTACGTTGTATGCGCGCCATACTTCAGTTAGTTATTGGTAGCCCCACTAGGATTCGAACCCAGACTAAGAGGGTTAGAGCCTCCTGTGCTAGCCATTACACCATAGGGCAGTAAGATGTGGCTTCTTTTTAGACGCGCCACATAACGTCGCTGATTGAATATGTTTTAACCTTATTTCTTAAACCAACCTTTGATACGTTTGGTAATTCTCTTATACCAAGGCTTAATTACCTGGCGTGCAGCTTCACATTCTGCAATTGCTTCTTCTACTGTCTTATTATCATCTGTCAGATCTACTATTATGTCTGGCAGTTCATTAGTCTTTTTCATAATCTCTTAAATTTGTTTATCTAAACGATAGTGTTATTTTTTTGTATCTTTGCAGTGTTATTTTCTAACACCAGTGGGTAATTCGAAAGGATTAATCTTAGCATCACCTTTAACCCTAGTAGTATCCATTTCTCCAGCTTTAACTGCTTTTTCCAAGAAGTCTAGAGTAACATATGTATCTTTTACTTTAGCAAATCCTGCTAAGTATTTCTCTATCTTCTTTTCATCTAGTTCCTCTTCAAGACTATCGTGATAGTATTGAGTAAAAGTATCTAGTTTGAGTCTAATACTATTTAACATTGCAAGAGTACGAGTATATTGTAATCTCTTAAATGTATCTTCAGCTATTAGTTCATCTGGAGTAAGTTGATAACCTTCTGGGAAAAATTCTTTCTTTAATGCTTCTTCTAAGATATCCTCGGTCATACTAAGTACATATGGACTATCCCATTTATTCTTAAAGACTATATAACTGATAACTGCTATAGCATGTTGTTTATCAGCCTTGTCTTTTTCCCATATTTTCTTAAATGCTGGAATAGCTAATGCATCTTCGTGTATTGTTACATTACCACCTAGAATATCAAATAATTTCATTAATAGTCTCTTTTATACTCTTTTTAAATTAGAACAAGGTTCTTTACATTCACAAGGTTCATCTTTTCCTGATTGCTCTTCTTTATATGCTGCTACTTGTTCTTTAATCTCAAGTATTACGGCTAATAATTCAGGTGAATCAAATACAATAGGACGTTTGATATATTCACCTTCCCAATTACGAATTAAACCAATAATTTGCCCTTTCTTATAGGGGATATATCCTCCTACGCCATTATTAGTTATCTCATCAATGATAATTCTACCATCGTCCTCAGCGATTCTAATACCACTAAGTTCATAACATGATCGTTCACTTTTATACTTAAGATCTTCAAACGAATCTCCTATTAATGTAAAGTCTAAGTTTTTTCCAATTATAGTTTCCATATTAATCTATTCTATAACTTGTATAATATTCTTTTTGTAATCGTGCTAGCATTACTCTAGCTTGTTTCTCAGAGCAATTAGGATTTACATATTCTGGATCCATTTGATACTTCTCTATCATTCTTTGATAAATCTCCATTTCCTGTTCCAGACTTTCCTTTGTTATATTCATCTTCATATCTCCTTATCAGATTATTAACTAATATATTTAGCGTATGAAAATCTGTACTACCTGTAAAATGTACACAAGGTATTACATCTTTATCGATATTAATTCCAAATATATCTTTCTGTATATCTCCTAATGAGCTAATGTCATAATATACATCGTAATTTCCGTCATTATTTCTGCATATATATTCAGCTTTGATATTATAGCGATTGTAAGTTCTATTGCTTAGCTCATGCCCTAAATTATCAAGCTTTTCTCTTATCTCATATTCTTCCTTTTTTTGACACTCCTCAATATTTTCTCTATTTTTATGTTCCTTTTCAGAAATCATACTATCTATATCGAGTATATCTAATAAGCTATTGCAATCATCAATCTTCTTAGATATGCGGTTATTGAGTTTGTCAATTAAGGATTCCTGAGTTTCTCCGTGCTTACTGCAGTAGAGCATTGCTATGGCATTCCAAGCTACTTGTGCAAGATGTCTACAACCGGTTTCGTTGTCCATCTCTTCTCCCTTTTCGAATAACACAAGATGTCTGAATAATGCGGCTTTATATCTAGAGTAACCATCTTTAAGTAACTGCCAAGTATTGACTCCGTACTTCTTTGATCCTTCAGTATATACTTTAACGATATCTTCTAATTCTTCTAGAGGCAATAAATCCCATCTGAGTTTATTATCTTTAAAGTCATTCTTTATTCCCTGTTTCATATTTATCAATCAACTTTTGACAGATATCGTTAACTACTTTTTCTCTCTTCTCTGATGAAGAATCATCTTCGTCAGATACTTCTTCTAGCCCTTTCATCATATCTTCTATGAAATCAAAGTATGATATCTTATCAGCTTCAACTGCCTTCTCTACAGAGTCTAGCAACTTCTGTATGATCTCAGGGGCTTCCTTAGAGTTTTCTCTCTCTAGCTTAAGTAATTGTAGAGAGGTTTCTTTATCTATTTTATTCATTGTCTCTTATATAGTCTATCATGTATTGACCTATCTTACCGGCTACCCATCCTACTAAGTATGCATAAGGTTCGTTTCTTTCATCAAAAGATTCTGCACGAGCTCCAATTAATTGCCATATTGCATCAGTAATATGTGTTGACTCATGTGCAATTGTATTGAATAGAAACTCACTTATAGCTCCATTGCTATCTTCATCTAGGAAAGTTATAACTCCTTTATAACCACTTTTTCTTTCCTTTACTAAGAAGGTAGTTGCTGCTGAACCCATTGGATCTGCTGGTATGCCATCATCATCAATCAACATATCTTGTACAGTTCCATAGAACTTGAATCTCTTCTTACTATTGTAAAAGTCAGATATTGTACCGATATACAATGACATGGGATAAAGGTCTAAATCATACTTTCTAATCATCTTTTATTGCTTTATATATGTTCGCTACCGCTTTATTACTAAGTAAATACAGATATAAGTAAACATCATCTGTCATTTTATAAGTAACGCTAGGAGTTATGATTTCATTAGAGACATCATTTAACTATACTTCACAAGTATCTTTATTACCAGTAGGATATGATAGTTTAAAGTATACCATATACTCAATTAATTCTGTAACTATGTCAATCTCTGGTATCTTTGTCAGTCTAATTATCTTTCTATCTCTCATGATTCTTCTTTATCTTTATCTTACCTAAGTAAGTAAACATTAAGGGTTTTTCATCTCTCTAGCTTATTTTCCTGTTAGCAAACAGGAATGGGTGAGTACATATTGTTTTTATTACCTAAGTAGGTAGGTTATACTTCTTACTTAACTCAATAAATATATTCACTCCAGTTTTGTTCATCAGCTAAATCCTTAATAGTGTAATACTTATTATCAAGGAAAGCATCCAAATCCTTAGTATTCTCAAAGGTATCAGGTCTAACACAATTAATAGCTGTAAATAGATCTGCTACTGTAGCTTTATTAGAAGACAACCAATCACCTTCTTCCTTACTAGAATCAACAATAGTATTCAATCTCTTAAGTTCCTTTTTACTATAAGCCTTCTTAGGTTCTGCTACTACTGCATCTTTACGCTCACCTTGAATACTAACTAGATCACAATCATCTGTAAATATAATAAACTTATTATACTTAAGATTCTTCTTTCTAATCTTGTACCAGAGTTTTACTATCCAATTATAATCTCTTTGTAATAGGATAGAACCTGGTTTAATTGACATATATTCCATATTCATATTATTCTCTGTCTAGTCGTAATACGATAGTAATTTGTACTCTATCTCCAATCACTTCAGGTATCAAAGCAGGATTAACCATCCATTCATCATCTGCTTTACCCTTAACAATCAGACCTTTATCTCTTAATCTTCCTATATATCTACTTAGATTATCACCTGTAATGCCTGTTGCGGCTTTTAGATAACGTCTGTTTTCTGTACTTATAACATTCTTACTGTAACCAGGGAGCTTTGGAGTATTAATATCTAATTCAAT